GACCGCCTCGTCCAACCCACCCATGCCATCAACCACCGGAGACGGGCAAACAGTGGGCATTGCCACACGGTTGGCTCGGTCAGCGGCACTGATAGCCAGTGTTGCAGTCAGCAACGCAGCACCACAAGATATAGTAAAAGACGCATAAGGACAAACAATGGCAACGGAAATTCAGCGCAGTAGAGGAAGACCACAAAATTATAAACCAGATCGTGGCGGGGTACCGGCAGAGTTTGGCCCATTCTATGGCATAGTAAAAAATACCACAGACAGTGCAAGATCTGGTCGTGTACAAGTCTATATCAATGCTTTCAGCAACAACAATGAAGATGACAGCAGCAATTGGACCACGGTCAGCTACATGCCACAATTTTTTGGATCAACGCCCAACAACCCACCCAATACCGGAATTGGTACATACACCGACGGCAACAGCAACAGCTACGGCATGTGGTTTACTCCGCCCGACGTTGGAATCACTGTGTTGTGTGTGTTTGTCAACGGTGACCGCAGCCAGGGATTTTACATTGGGGTAGCACCAGACCAAAGTACCGGCCATATGGTGCCTGCCATTGGTGCCACTGCCGCATTTGTAACGGAAAATCAAAATCAATCAACATATTTTGCTGGCGCAAAACAATTGCCCGTCACTGAAATTAACACCAACAACCCTGCCGTGGAGGGAGCTGGACGCTTTTTTGACAAACCAAAGCCCATACAAAGTGTTGTGTCTGAAACCATGTTTGCTCAAGGGTTAATCAAAGATACAGAAAGAGGGCCTATCACCAGTTCAAGTCAGCGGGAAAGTCCAAGTTCAGTATTTGGTATTTCAACTCCGGGAGTGGCAGTATATCAAGGTGGCATAAAGCCAGGTGAAGTGTCGCAACGAATAAATGATGGCACGCTGAAACCACAGGATGCCAAGGTGATTGGGCGTGTGGGCGGACATTCTGTGGTAATGGATGACGGAGATACAAATGGAAACAACAGATTGTTGCGTTTCCGAACCACAGCAGGACATCAAATTACCATGAGCGATTCTGGCAATTTTTTCTATATCACACATGCCAACGGACTGAGTTGGTTTGAGTTGGGTGCCGAGGGCACGCTGGATGTGTATGCTACCAACTCCATCAATCTGCGCACACGGGGCGATATCAACTTGCACGCAGATCGAGACATCAGCATGTATGCTGGTCGTAATTTTAGTGTCAAGGCCAACTCTGCTATACAATTGCAGTCTCAGGCAGATTTTAAAATAAGTGCCCAGGCAGATTTTAAAATTTATAGCAAAAGCTACGTGGGAGTCAAAAGTGACGGCAGCATTGCATTGCAAAGCAGTTCCGGCGGCTGGAATGGCGGCAGTGGTTTGTTGTTTTCTGCGTCCGGAATTGATTTCAATGGTCCAGCAGCCGCCGAAGTATCAGCAGTGGCACCCATAACAACAACTCTAATGGATGACACCAAATTTAGTACTGCTACTGGATGGTCAGTTAGCAAAGGTAGCCTGTCTAGTATTGTAAATCGCGCACCCACGCATGAACCGTATCCCTATCACAATACAGGTGTAGATGTTGAAATTTCACTGGAAACAGGAAAGCCACCACCACCTCCTGGTGCATTACCAGTGCCGTCTGGAGTAGAAATAGTCAGAACGTCATGAGTGCATACACATTTAAAACCCCAAATGGCAGAAGTTTTGAGGTCAAAGTACCACAGGGTGTGACTTTTGAACAAGCACAGGCTATTTTTAAACAGCAGGCAGACGCCGGCGGACTGGTGGGATTCAAAATTGGGGATGTGTTAAGTGCAGCCACACAGGCTGCTGATGGATTGGCATCGGCACAAAGTCAGCTTGCACAGGCAATAGGCGGATCATTGTCTGGGGTTAACTTGAATTCAATAACAGCCAGCATCGGGGCTCTTGGACAAGGTGCGGCTGCCCAGGCGCAAGCATTGCTGGCCGGCGGCGCTGCTGCTTTCAACAGTATTACCACAGGTGCTAGCACAGCTACGGCCAGCATAAGTGCCGCTCTTAATGGGGTCAGCACCGTCATAGCCAATGCACAGCGGGCCGGAATTGGCGTACTACCGGCAGTCACTGGTGCACTAACCGGAGCAGCTGCCACAGTGGGCAGCTTGGCCAACAACGCTGTAAAAACCATAAGCGGCGCAATTGGGGGGATTCCAACTCTTCCTATAAATGTGGCAGATTTTGCCAAACAAGGAGCTGCTTTGGCACCCATTGCTGGCTTGAGATTATCAGATGTCACCGGAGTACTGGCACAGACCAAAAATCTGGTTGGACAAGCAACTGGCACCATCAGCAATGCACTCGGTGCCGGCAAGTTTGGATTTGACGCCAATCAACTTGAACGTGCAGGTTTGGTCAAGCCAGGTACTGTTGCTGCATTCCTTGCACAAGGCGAAAAAGATCTTGTTAGTGTATTAAAAAGTCCCACAGTATGGACTGGAAAAGAAGGAGTCAAAAGCCTCAACAATTTGCTCAACAATACAGCATTGCAAGACAAGGTGCAGCAGGGACTGATGGCAACAGGCCTTGCAGAACTCAAATCTGTGGGTATACCCGTGGACCTTATGAAACCGCAGGCACTGGCCGGTCTTGCTACCAACGCTGCCAAAAGTGTATCTGCCACAGTGGCATGGGTAAAAAACGCAGCAGAATTACCAACTGACATCAAAGCCCAGTTTAATACCGCAGCTGCATCGGTCGCATTTGCGGTAAACTTCGCCGAAAGCAAGGTAGAACAGGCAGTCAAACAAGAAGTCGTGGTCAAGCCGGCCAGCAACACCGTTAATACAGAAACACTAGCAGCAGCCATCAAGAGAATTGTCAACAACGACAAAATTCCTTCTGTATCTGCTGCGGGCAGATAAAACTCAAAAGTTGAACCTCCAAACAAGAGTTGGTCAACAAAATTACCACATAAATATTACCATGACTACATTCGTTGGCTTTAACACTCAGCAGCAATACAAGAAGTTCACGCTCACAGACTTTGAGCTGATCAAACGAGATCTATTGAATGCGTTTAACATACGGCAAGGACAATTGCCAGGCAGACCCGAGTACGGTACTACATTGTGGGCATACCTGTTTGAAAATCAGGTAGAAGCAGTCCAACAGGGCATACAAAATGAAATACAGCGCGTGGCCAGCGGTGACCCTAGAGTATTCATTAGCAATGTCAATGTTTACCCGCAGCAAAATGGTATGTTGATTGAGCTTGAGATACAAGTGTCGGGCAACACAAACTCAGAATTGCTCAGCGTCTTTTTTGATCAACAGACTCGCAGCGCCACGTTTGTATAACTACGCAGTTTTTTATGTCCATAAATAGAATGTCAGGACACAAAAGGTACACACGAGATGGCAAAGACCACTAGACAAACAGCTATATTTGGGGTAGAGGACTGGAAACAGATCTATCAAACCTATCGCGAGGCCGACTTTCAAAGCTACGATTTCGAAACTCTGCGCAAGAGTTTTGTAGATTATTTGCGATTGTATTACCCTGAAACCTTCAATGATTACATTGAAAGCTCAGAATACATTGCGTTGCTGGATGTGATAGCATTCATGGGCCAAGCATTGGCTTTCCGCACCGACCTGAACACTCGTGAAAACTATCTAGACACAGCCGAGCGTAGAGATTCAGCAGTGCGTCTGGCCAACTTGGTTGGCTATACTGCCAAGCGCAATACTTCTGCTGAAGGTTTCCTTAAAGTATTCAACATCACCACCACAGAAAATATTGTAGATTATAATGGTGTAAACTTGTCCAATATAACTGTCAACTGGGCTGACCCAACAAATTTTGATTGGCTAGAACAATGGAACACCATCATCAATGCCAGTTTGGTCAATAGTCAAAAAATTGGCCGGCCCGGCAACCGTCAAACTGTATTGGGCATAGATACATATGAATATGGAATCAACTTGGTTCCGGGATTTTTACCTGTGATATCTTACAACAGCACCGTTGATGGAATCAACATGCCATTTGAAGCAGTGACTTCGACCACGGCCGGCGAAGACTATGTGTACGAGCCCAGCCCCACCCCGGGCCAAACTTTTAATATTTTGTATCGCAATGATCAACTTGGATATCAAAGTGCCAACAATGGATTCTTCTTTTTGTTCAAGCAAGGC